TCATTCTTGTCAACTACCAAGCCTTTGTAAAATCCATGCTTTCTACCGCTGCAACCCATATTACCCACCTATAGGAGTCCAATTGGCTTCTTCAATACCAGCAGCCCTAGCTTTTTCCACTGTTCTTTGAATCTTTATATCTATTGGCTTTGTACCAGGAGCAATGGATAATTCGGATGTTTGAGCTTCCTGTAATCTCTCAATGGCCAACTCAACGTTCTTATCAAATAAACCAGCTAACGTCATTGATGACTTTATAACTTCGTCATCTAAGGTACCTATAGAGTCATATAACCTATAGATAGAAAGAGGTTCCACATGAGCTTCAGCATTTAATAACGCCATCCAAATCGCCATGTTTGCTTCGGTATCATAATAGCCATCACCTAAATATTCCTCCAAAACGTTTTTGCATTCAGACCTGTGCAATTGCTCATCAAATGCCTGAAACTCCCAATCAGGAAAAACACGATACTCATGAAGTATTTCCTGAAGAGTTCTTGTGTGGCTCCAATCCTCTATGTATGCTCTATTTATAGCTATTGTCTTTCTTTCCTTATAATTACCTCTTCTATTTTCAAGCTTCAATTCGGCATCAAAACTTCTAGATAAAGGATCATACGGTATGAAATCCTTGAGCTCTTTTAGGCCTAATCGTGCTTTGTCCCACAACGACCAAATTACAACACTTGTGTTATATTTATTGGCAGCTCTAAAATCAACACGGCCATCAAAGTCATACTTCCTGAAATCCATGCTATCTATAGAGTCTTTTTCGTGATGTTCGCCCCATTTCTGATTAAATCTAGCAACATCAGCAATTAATGTATGAATCCTAGACATTATTTGTGGGATCTGCACCGTTTCATAATACTCTTTGTGATCATAAGTGGCTTGCTCATACGGATCATCATTAATATTCCATTGATTAATAGTTTCAACAATCTCTAAAATAGCAGTTCCTTCTTTTTTCAAATTCGTTCTATCCTGTATATATTCTGCATTTACTTTATGTTCCAACTGTACTTTAGAACGTTCAGCAGTAATATCTACTTGACCTTTTTCAAATTCTTCAAGTCTATTACGCAAGCTCCACGGATGTGATTCTGGCTTCAACTTCTTTTCTTTTGTAAACAAAGTAGAATTAGAGATGCATTGAATCTTTGAGATAAAACCATTTCTATTTATGGTATGAGTGACCTCCAAATGGTACCATTTTGTATCGTACGCACCTGTTCCAACTATTTCAGATACCTGTCTAGCTTTTATATCTGGATTTCCAGGAACATTAAACGACATTTTCATAACAGAAGACATTTGTCGAAAGTTTTTACCATACAACATTCCATGCAATTCTTTAACGTTATTTGTTACGGCTACATAAGAACGTTCAATCATGTCAGAATCTTCTTGCAAAGATTGATTTATGGAGCGATCCCTAAATTCTTGCCGTATTCTGCCATACAATTGCCAAATAACTTCCTTAAGTGGGCCAGCTATCAGCCATTCTCTTCCATAATTGGTACTATCTATTTCCATCATATCCGATAATTTAACAGATACTTTTGTCTTAGTTGCTATTCGTTTTTCAATATTTTCCAACTCTTCTTCAGTTGGAAAATGACCAGGACTAGTAAGTATTCTTTCCAACAAAAACATTTTTGTAGCAAGTATATCTATTTCAGGGTCTATTTGCTTTCGTACTCCTACGCCTCCCTGATTGTTTTCATCTTGATGACGTTCAGAATCCAGAAACTTCAGATCCAAAAAGTCATCACCAAGCTGTCCCATACCGTGGATTTGCTGCAAGGACCTTCTTATAAATGTTTGCTCTCCTGTTTGTCCGACAATCATATCCGCATATTGAAAACGAGTTTTTATCACATCTCCTGTTTTTGGATCAATTTCTTCTGAGCGATCGTAAATCATCTTATCTCTTGTTTCACTGTTTGCTGCATTCACTTTTATTATGGTCCCACCATAGGTGAGATCGGTATATTTGCCGTCCACACTGAGATAATCAGACTTTAACTTCTTTGCTTCTTCAATATCACCAAAATAACTCCACTTCCATGTAGAGGCTCGCAGAAAGTCCCTTGGCTTGAAATACAAAACATAGTACGACTTATCCGTTATGCTTTCATCCTCAAACCAAACCTGATAACCATATTCATCAGCTAGAGTCTGTAGAAAGCATAAATAATTCATTGACTGGTCAATCATTACTTCATCCAATTCAAGGGCAATTGGATCATCTGGCGTACTTGAAGGATCAATCAGTTCAGTTACAACAACGCGTTTCTCAAGCTCGTCATCACCAAACACTTCTCCAGCCTGTTTAAATATTAAACTGCCTACTTTGCGGACTATTCCACCCAATGTTTTGTCTTCAAATTCAAGGTTATCATGGCAACCTTGCTTCAACAGCCTAGCTGGAGCCAATTCATATGCGGTTAACACAACTTCTTGAAACCCACCTGGATTAAAGGTCTTCATATATTTCCAGCTGGAATAAAGATTCTCATAACCAAAACGAAATCTTAAAAGTGTTCCATGTCTTATAATCTCCCTAAAATCTGCAAACTCATCGCTTTGAAACAAAATCAGATTGTCGTTTCTAAACTTTAATTGCAACGAATCAACGGTTTCACAATCCTTATATTCAAAAGAAACACAACGGTCTATGATATGATCTGGCACACGAATCCAAGGATCGTATACATAAACAGGATCCTGCAAAGAAATAGTTCTTGCCTGCCCGCTTTCTGCCTCCTCCCTTACTTCTGCAACATCAGCTGTAGTGTCAGAAGTAGACCCAAACCATTTTCTAGCAACATCTGGATTTTCAAATCTTGGAATAGCATACTCCAAAACAAATCCAGGTTTGGCATTGTCTAATTCTGAAAATTGAAGTAAACTACGAGCCATTACTTGTTTACCTCTTCTAATATACTTTTAGCTGGTAGCAAAAGGATAGTCCCCGGTATAATCGTAGCAAACGGATCCTCAATTGCATTGCAGGCCAAGATAACCCAATACATAGAAGGATCGCCAAGAGCGCGCCTTGCAATATCCTCAACCCTATCGAATTGCCTGTACACATACGGTCTATACCCGTGCTTCAAAAGCAATTTCTTAAATTGATAGTATCGTATTTGATGAGGAGATCTAAACTTTGCGTATCTATTGTTTGTCTCAATCATCTTGTAACATAATCTCCACGTTGAACCTGTTGCTGTTGGCTTCTTCTATCCAACGGATAGACCACAGTTCCGCCAGTACTTGGCAATACAGAGAAAAACCTCTTGGCCTTTGGTTGATCTCTGATCATTTTTATTGATATCTCAGCGTATTTTAGTCGAAGCTTAGGTGTTGCCAATTTTCTAACCAAATTGAATGATTCCACTCTCCCGACAAATGTTCCATCACCAAACAAAAACGTGACTCTTGGTGGACTTTTTAGAAACCCGCCTTCATAATTTTTCTTCGGAAACAATAACTTCCTAATCTGTTCTACATACAACGATGGCGATCTTGGGAAAAACGTCCTTGAAGTAGCTAGATCCTGTTCCGTGAAATTAACAGCGGCAAACTTATTTCGTCTCGCAATCTCAACTGGGTCTTTGTTTGGGTTCTTGTCTATATATTCATACAGTTCATCTATTCTGTACTGCTCAACAATAATCGTACAACTCAAACGTAAACCTTTTCCAGAAACATAATCAACCGAGGGATCCGCAGAGCCAGGTATTTCTTGCACTTTATAATTAGCTCCATCCTCTTCTTCAACTTCTTCTGGATTAAATATGAATGGGATAAAGAAAAACTCATTGTTTTCAAGTTCAACAACAAATCCTCCCTTTACTGTGGTTTCATCCTCATACATCAGCTCACCCCTTCAAAATCCATTTCACAGGCATAATTCTTAAATTGGCTATCTTGACGCCTCGACAAACGAGCCGCAGCCTGCTTTTCGCCATCTTCATCATGCATTGTGATTTGAAGATTCATTTCCTCTTTTCCACCTTTTTGGCTCTTTGACATCTCTGCTTGGTCCTTAGCTATTTGAGCCAAACTAGCTGACAATTCTGGAACTTGTATCTTTGGTATTTCGGCAGCTGTATCAAAAGGGTTCGTCTCAGCCATTTCTCTTAAGCTGCCACGCATTGTAGAACCAAGATCGTTAATCGGATCAATCAACGGAGCAAACTGTGTTTTACCAGCTGGTCTAAACGGTGTGATTGGTTGCCCAGATATTGGTGCTCTTAACTTTTCTCCTATCTTTTCAGCGTCTATAGGTTTAAATACCTCTTTCATGTCTGGCACTTTAATTTCTGGCTTCATCAGCTCTTCTTGCCCCATAACAGATTCAAGACTTTTCATTGAACCCATCAACCCTTCAGCAGATTTCTCACCTTCTCCAGCTATTGAAGGTGCAACAGCAAGATTTGGCAAATTCATGCCTTGTTTAAAAGAATCAATCATTTGCTTTAATGAATCATTTGTATCAGCAATAGAACCAACAACTGCTTTTTGCTCTGGAGCTTGCATGGCAGACAATTCTTTATAAACTTCAGCTGGGCCTTGCTTATCTATTTTATCAATAAAAGGCTTCAAAGTACTCTCAATCAACTGTGTTTCACCAGGTAAAGAAAGATCAATGCCTCTACCAAGCGTCTTCTCAAAAATCATTCTGCCAGCGCGATCTGCCTCAATTTGTTTCTGCAATACATCAGGAGCAACAGGGCCAAGACTTTCTTGAGCTAAGATTTGCGTTGGGCTTTTACCTCCAATGTATTCCTTCCGTTCACCTGTATAAGCTCTACTTACTTCACCAAGAACGCCAAGTGCATTCACCATTTCTGATTCTTTCTGTAAGTTTTTTTCTCGCGCCATTTCAATATCTGCAACAGGTTTGGTTCCACTTTTAATTGCTTCCATGATATATCTTGGATCAGACATTTTCTTAAACTGCAATTCGCCAGCAGTCATTTCTTCTTCTGGTAAAGCCCCCATAAACCATCTTAACCCATGCGTAAGGCTATCAAGAGTTTTCTTAAAATCATTAAGTACCTTGGATAAACTACGGAAAATATCCCCAACAGATTCCCCAAAGCTAGCCACATCCTTTGAGCTTTTGTCAAAACCCTTGTTCATATCACCAAAAAAGATACCAAATATTGGGCCAACAACACCGGCTATCAAATTGCCAACCGAAACTATGACATTAAACAGGCTTACAAGCGCTTCTATGATACCAGAAAACAGTGGTGTAACAAGTGTAATCAGTCCATTTACAGTATTCGCAAGAAACTCAAATACTGGGTACAACGCCACGAGAACATTCTGTATAAACCCACCAATCTGCATCGCAACAGTGGCGATCGCTGGCCCAAGTTGTTGAACGATATTTATTATCGCAGAAATAACAGTGTAAGCAACACTCCATATCGTCCCAATATATGGTGTCAAGCCAGAAATAACACTGCCAACTGCACTTGCAATACCAGAAATAGCAACCGAAAGTGGAGGGATCAATGCTTCTATAAGCCAAATAACATTTGAAACAATGTTCGCAACCGGCTTAAAAACAGCCATTAACGGAGGACCTATTTCAGTCGCAATTGACCTTACCATCCTAGATAAACCATCAAACAACGTTTTAAGTAGACTATACGCCTGTTCTACAATAGGGCTTAAGGCAGTTATCAAATTGGACATCCCAGATCCAAGGGATTCACCAACTCCAGCAGCATCGGTTCCTATGGCTTTCATAGCTACAGCTATACCACCTGCCGCTATAGCAATTGCTCTAAAAGGCCCCGCAAAAGCAGCTATGGTCCCAAAAACCGCAGCGGCTTTACCTAGAGTAGCCATAGATTTGCCAAAATCGGAAGAAGCAGCAAACCCACGCCACAAACCAGTCCAAGCATCTTTAAGCATCCCAAACTTCTCTTGAATACTCTCTGTTACTTTATCAACGGTTTGAACGAATTCAAACAATGGTGTTTTGTCAATAACTGGAGCAAGAAAAGCAAGCCTCCCAATATCACCAGCCAACATTGCTGCCTTGAATTCTCCATACACTTCAACCGCTGCTTTTAAATTGCCTATGAAATTGCGGAGCTTATCGGTCCAATCAGCCGTTTCAAGCTTGCTAACAGCAAACGCCTCTGCCATATCAACCGTTAACCCGCGAACATTTCTCATGCGTTCTTCTATTGGCAAAGACATAAAATCCTTGAATTCCTTGCTGCTTATATCAACCTCAACCGGTTTGAATATATTTCGCAATTTATCTTGGTAACCAACAAGTCTTTTGGTTACTTCTTCAAGCCCACCGCCAATATCACCAAACACATACTCCCAGGCCTTACCAACTGTTTGTATGATTACCATTCCAGTATTTGTGAGAGCCAACATATAAGAAAGAAACGGTTTCATTTCTTCTGCTGCATTTGCAAACATAATTTGGAAGTTAGCCTTTGCTTGGGCAGACTGAAATGCTAAAGTAGCTCTATGCTTAGCATAAGCATCTTCTGTAATAGTTCCTATTTCAGAAGCCAACCCTTCTGTTGGGTGATACAGCTGTCTGAAGAATGCCATACTAGATGTACCCATTGTTTTGTTTGCAGCAACGAACCCGGCAGTAGTGCCTTCAAACAAATTGCGTAATTCACCAACAGTAGTCCCGTATTGAGCCGCTATCCTATCAAGAGCCGATTGACTCTCAGAAGGATCCAAAATCATAGCTCCATAAACCTCAGTCATTAACTGCTTAGCAGAAACCCCACTTCTCTGCGCATATTCTTGAAATGTTCTATCCGCTTCAATCATTCTAGAAAAATTTTCGTAGGTAAGTCCTATTTTATTGAAGCCGGCAGTTAAAGTATTGAACGCTCTTTGAGCATTTGTTTGTTGAAATACATCAGTAACATTAACTCCATGTTCCTTCATGGCATCATTAATTTTCAAAAGAGTAGGGAGAAGCCCGCCGTTCATTTGCACCGCGTTTTCACCAGTAACAATGCCCATTTCGTCCATTAGCTCTTTGTACTTTTTGGATGGGTTTATAAGATTTAAAAACATCCGTTCCAAAGACATAAACGAAAAACGTGTTGTAGTGCCAACTGTAGTTAACGCCGATCCAGCAGCAACCATTTCGTTGTACGCAGCTCCAGCTACATTTGCACCGCTCGCTGACTTATAAAGATTTTTAGATAGCTCTTCAATAGTTGTAATACCGAAGTTGTACCCAGCAAACAGCGCGTCGCTTATCTCCTGCAAAGCCTTAACATCCGAATATGGAATGCCAAATGCATTGGCAAGCGTGATTAACCCTTTTTGGGCTTTATCTAAGGTTGTCCCCCCTCCTACAGCCAGCTTACCAGCAATCTCCATAAATGGTTCCAAAACACTAATATCTACGCCAGATCCCAATGCTTCCTTAAATCCTGATGCCACGCTTGTTAATTGCTGCCCAAACTCAGAACCAAAATCCTTCATTTTGGACATCAAGCCTTCAAGCCCACCAATAAACTTTGCCGATTCTTCATTGATTAAAACAAAAGCGTTCGTTGCTTCTTTCTCAAATTCAACAAACGCTTTTATACATGCGTCAACACCAGCTATAATGAAAGCTTCCCAACCCCTACCGATTATGCTGAGCTTGCCTAAACGGCTATAACTGAATGCATAAAACTTCCTAGAACGTTCTGTGGCTTTATCAAAATTAAAAGCGCCAGTAAATCTACCAGCACGAGTAGTCAAGTCATCAACTTTCTTGCCCATTCGGTCAAGATCAGATAATCCCTGTGTTCCAGCTATTGGTTGAATTGGTCTGCGGGCAGCATTAGCGGTCATTTGATTCATGCGATTATGAATTTTATTTAAATCAGCAAGAACCCCAGCTGTACCAGTGGAGTAAAAGTTAAAGCCAAAATTAAGGCCGGCACCGCCCATGTTTGCTGCCATGCTTTAACCCTCACATTCTTGGTTTCCTAGTATTTGCTTTGGCTCTTGCTTTCATCTTTTCATTAACCGCATTGACATTTCTTCGATAAAGATCTTCATAAAAAATCGCCATATCCAATGGCATTTCAACTATGTCACGCCAGCTAAAGCCAAACCCGTGACCTTCCTCAACCCAGGCAAATCGGTTTAGATACCCAAGGATCTTCTCCGGGTTGAGGTCCGCGAGAAAAAACTTCTTGTGTAAAACGGAATCAGCGTACTATCTGTATCAGTTGAAATAAGCGGTGCTCCACAAACAGGACAAGGCACATCTAGATCTGTTTCTATACCACCATCCACATACTGAATAAAAGCTGTGAGATCATCAAAATCTCCATAAGAGATAAGACCGTTATCACGTGCTTCTGTCAAATGTCCAGGTTTTTTCTGTGGATATTTAGCTTTCCGCCAATCCTTTTCCTTACCTATTTCTTCTCCAACAAAACCAACAAACTTCAGCTCTAGCATAGCCGATGCGCGTTCATTACTATGAGCAGGATATTTCATAATCTTCCGCAATTCAGCAGCATCAGATCCCATTGTCAAACGCAGTACCATTTTTTCATCGGTATCCTCAAGCCAAATCATAAACCGCTTCGATTCTCTGTCAACAAATATTTTCTCAACTCCATCGCACTCATTTTCAGATGTTTCCCATCTTATAAACATTATTTTTTGCGGGTTTTCAATTGGTTCTTCACTTTGAGGATCCAAATAAGTCTGCCCCAAATGTACCGTATGATAGGCCCTCCAATTTGGGTTTTCCAATCCAGCAACACCAGGTGGTTTTTTGCCATAATTGCAGCTGCTACAATTAACCAAAAAGGAAAACTGATCCCCGAACGTTGCGCGCCTACGCGTGATCATTGCAGCGAAGTTGTCGGAATCTATAGCCTTTCGCCACGAATAAGGCTTTGCTTCGCCATCTGGATCCACAACGATTCCGTGTTCCAATATCTTGTATAGTTGTTCGGCTGGGTTGGACGTAGAAAACATGTTGTTGGCATCAAGAATGTCCATTGGGGCTGCCGCAATTTCTATTCCTGATGGTAAAGTCTCGATAACTAAATTCCTTTTCTTTTCCATGTGAACCTCTCTCTCTTTTTAAATAGCAAGGGCGTCAGAAACCAACGCCCTCACAAAAATACCAATCAATTAAGCTTCGATTGGATTAACCTTTTCAGGTTTTATTTCCAGTTCTTGAATTGTGGTGTCACCACTTGTCGCATTTCCTTCCCAAGGCACAAAACTAACGGGCATTGCACCTTTGATAAGGTACTGCTTTCTTGGATCCCGTTGAGTTCCATCACCTTCTTGGTCATCGAAAATGCTCAATATCAAATTCACCTTCTTGCCAAGCTGCCACCATTTCTCCAAGTGGTCATGAGTTTGACCACTTGCTGGATCATACGAATACCCACGCTTGAGCGTTATGTTTTCGTATGTTCTTTTGTCACCACTAATGTTGGCTTCCGAAGAACCACTTTCAAAATGCTCTCTTGGTTCTCTGGTAAACTTTAACCCAGTGCATTCTGTGAACACAGCGCGTCCAATCCCATCGGGAAGATCGCCTGGATTTTGCAATTCAATGGTAAAATACTGCCCTGTTAGAAACTCGTAATTACCATCATTGATTTGAATAGGTAACGTAGCCATTGCAACCCTCCATTAAGCCATCAATTTCTTGTAAACATCGTAATACGCCCTTAACACAGGCGTTTGAGTAGATATGTAAATTGAAACATACAAATCTTCTGGAGATACAATCGTCCCATCTTCGTTTCGCGGGTTATTGTCTGGGCCACATACGATTTTCCTTCGGTCAGCAGGTGTCGCACCATATAACGCGCCAGTAGGCAACCCATCAACAAACTCTTCAATCAAGGTCCTAACACGGGTCTCCAAAAGTCTGTCGTGGTTCATCATTAACACCCACGAAAGGGAATAGTCAACGGAAGCACCAACATATTGCAATGTCCGGATTTGATTGATGTGTACGAACTGAACATCTCTACCTTTAGCTCTCGTAAATGCTGACTCAATAATAAATTGAGTACCTTTTTTATAGATTGGATTTATCTTTTCCTTTCTTAAAGCAGTTCGCACATCTGGGTTTTGGGTGATCACTTCTAGTTCTGTTGGATAAGCAACCGATTCCAATGCAACAACGCCATACAATCCACCATAAAGCTCTCCAGCACTATTTTGCCATGGCCCGCCATTATCAGTTTGGTCCGTTGTAGCCATTCTAGCGGCAATGCTAACGGATGGTTTTAGTGTAACAGTGAAGTTCGCATCATCTGGGTCCTGATAAATCAATGCTGGATAAGCATATTGACAGTACTCAGAATTGATCTTTGCCGTTGTATTCAAAAACGTCAAACAATCGCTGTCATCGTTATCAAAGGCAAAATCACCAATAAAGAAATGGATCCTTTTGGCTTCGCAATAATCAATGAAAGCATTGTGCACATCGGCATCAACCATTTCAGGAACACAGAACAAAACTGGGAGCATGCCATCACCGTACAAATCCAAACAGTAAAGTCCTGTTTTCTCCGTGGAATCACCCATATAGTCGGCAGCTAGAATCGTAGTGCCATCGCTACCGCCAGCAAGTTGGTATGTTCCAGCAGCAGGCAATCGATCTTCAATAGATACAGAACTAAGATCCTCAACAGTAAAGTTAATGTAGTGATTCGAGTCCGTAGGGATTACATTGCCAATGTAGTAGTATTTATTCTCAGTTTCCAAAGATAAATACTCATACGGATTGGTAAGCAATACGTCATCAACGTAAATCTCCATATCGAAATTAAGTGACGTAACAGTAGCACCTGTAGCAATAGGACTTCCAGGAGTTGGAGTAACAGCAGCAAAATGTACGGTATCCCCATCAATAAGCGTTACTTTGACATATGCCGAATTGGTTGTGTCATCAATCAACAGTATTTCGCCAATCTCAATATCTTCAGAAGAGGAAAGCGCAACAGAAGTACCACCAGTAGCTAGATCCGCAGTCGTTGTGGTTGAAACCTTTGTGCTGTGGGTAATCTTAACCTCTATGTTGTCACCATAAGCCCCACAATATCTAGCAGCCGCTGTTAGCACATCAACCGGCGTACCATTCTGTATGGTGTAATCAGACTTAAGTGCCGTCAAGGTAGTTTTGTCTGTGATATCGGTGTAATGAGCAGGGCGAACCACAACCATTTTCTTTACGCTGTGATTCCTGAAAGCAGTCAAAATCTGCTTCCAAGATTCATCGCCACCAACAAAAATATCCCTCAATTCACTTTCAGAAGTAATTTCTGTTGGCACATCAATTGGCCCCCAATCAAAATTGCCGAAAACACATGGGACCGAAAGGTCCAGTGCTCCAATTCCATAATCCTTAAACTTAGGAAAACGTATTTCGGATCCAACATCCGTTGCATTTCTAAACTTCGAAACCTCCATAATCTCCTCCGTTACTTATCTTTATTTTTCTTTTTAGAAGACTTTTCGTTCTCTCCACCTTCACTAAAAGTCAATGTGCTCTCAGGGCTTGGTGTTGAAGGCTTTTCAGCATCGTCAGGCTTTGCTTCCTTTGTTTCATTATCAGGATTTGGAGAGAACTTAACCGAAGAACGCTTCTCAACCACAGGCCTTATCAGTTTCTTCGCAATGAGCTTACGCACATAAGCATCGTTTAAGACAAGCCCTGGCACTTCTACAACCTGCCTAGCTTTGAATATAATAGTAGAAACTCCACCAATTGGTTCTATCAAAGGAACCGTTCTGTCGTAATCAGACATGTTAACTAGCTTGACTGGTTTCATGCGCATAACTCTCCTGTATTACAGAATATACCCGGCCAGAATCAAAATAGACATCACCATCAATAACAAGCACCCTTTCTATCGCAAACTCCGCTTTCCCAGCTATGATATTGGTGTTGTTTCGCATGTTATTTGGAGAAATATCCAAATACTTTCTAAACCTAAAGCTCCTTGCCAGGTCAGATATTTCTATGCTTTTATATCGCTTAGAAAAAATCCCAAAGTCTTCTTGGGCCTTCAGCAGCTGATCCATACTCTCTGCTAGGTAGAAAAACACATACCCTAAATTAAAATAAGACAAATTGTGATAGGTCCTTGTTCTAACATGCCCTATCTCATCCGTGCCAATATCCACTGTCTTGTTAAACAAATGCCCCATTGTTGGAGTAGGATTTGGGCCAAAAAGCAATATACATGGCGGGATAATTGTAGTATCTATTTTAACCGGATCCGTATGAGCATAACAGTAAACATCAAAATCAGGATAATCTGGTCTTGCAAAATGATCGTATAATTTTTTTGCAACAGCTTTATGAACCTTCAAAAAAACATTGGTGACGACCTCTTGGGTAAACTCTGTGATTTGATAATCTTCTACCGCCACGCTCTTTTTACCTCTATCGTTATTTTGCCCATCATCCCTTCTATAACAGCATCGGATTCAATGGTGCTTGAAAACCACCTACGCGGTGGGATAACGGATCCTCCATCAATACCGCCGTATTCATTTATTTCTGCTTTGTATGCATTGTCAGCTCCAGAAACGCCAACAAAATGATTGCTTGGTGTACTCTCAACAACCAAGCTGCTTACCATTTCTCCTGTTTCGTACAATGGGTGATCAAAGCCTTTCTTGGCAATGGTAGCTGGGGCATTTGGTTCAAACCGCTCACCAACCAAATATGCACCCATAGAAAATATTCTTTCTTCCAAAACATGTTTTAGATACAAAAGGACAGCCATCATATAACTCTCTTTACGAAGAACCGACCCAAGAGAGTTTATGTTGGCTTTAAATTTGTCAAGTCCAATTATATCTACACCAATCATAACTGTGATGCCCTCAATGGCTGAACTTTTAAAGATGCTCCAGAATCATCCTTTGGAATCTCATGCTCTCGATCGCTAACATACAGCTGCATGAAATATGGCTTGTCGTATATCGCAGCGGGTTTGATTGCTTGAATGTAAGCGTTTATCGGGATCCTTAATCCATCGTGCGTAATCATCTCGCTTACAAAATCACCAATGTTAACAACATACTCATTGTCTGCTCCAATTATTTCGTGCGCATAAACAACGAAATAGCCATCGGAATATGAAGCTGGATTCTGTGTTATTCGTTCAACCCCCTTACTGTCAAATTGTTTCCCATAATTTATTTGAGCTTGAAGGTCAATGGGGTTTTCATTGTCATAGACCCTCTTTTTATATTGGTGGTTATCAACCTCACTTATAACCGACTTTTCAGTGTCAAACTTCAAAACCCTTATCGTTACTGGGTGGATCAACTTTATTCTACGCAAGAGCAACCCTCATATTTAGCCCAGGATGTCTTCGGTACAGTTTAATGATCTCATCAAGCTCTTCATCACCAGTAATCACATCAACATTACTTTTGTAGGTAATAGTATGAATGTCCGCTTTTTCGGATTGTACTCTACGCAACATGTTTCCTTCCGCAAGCCCAGGTTTCAACATATATGTAGCCAATCTACCAGTTAAATACCGTATCAAACTTGGAGTTTCGTTGTTTTCAAGATACCCAACCGTTCCTTCAAACAATAAGTTACTTTTTCCAAAACAGGTGTCTAAATAAAAGCAAATGCTAAACTCATCGCTTGAATGGGCTGGGTATCTTCTATCAACAACTTCGTACTCAGAAGAACTGATCTCATTGGTTATGCCTTGATAATCATACGAAACAGAAACAGTAACAAATGGGTTAACAAATCTGTATTTGCGATCACCCCCATTCCTTTTCTCTGAAAAAGAAACCGCCTCAAAAACCCTGCCTGTATACCCGCCTACAAGAATCTGGGCATGCTGGATCTTCTTTTCTACGACTTCATCATCAAAATCACCAGCTTTTATCATCCCTTCATCTATCATTTCTTGTACAGTGGTATACGCCATGTTCACTCCAATACAAGTGTATTAGACACAAACCCAGAATTTATTTTGAGTCCGCTTTCTCTTCTGGTTTCTCTTTAACCCCAGATTGCTTACCGCTTGGTTTGCCAAATATCCTCTGAAATACATCATTTGGTATTGGCATGGGTTTGGAAAAATACTTGCGAAGCTTCCACTTCAGCAAATCCCGTGCTTCAAAAATGTACTGGGTGCCATCACGTCTAAACGTGTTTTTTATCACCTGCTCGCTTGTTTGTGTTTTCAAATTGTCCACACCTTTTAAGGTGCAAAACACAGGATTTTTAAAAGGTTGTTTTGCTTCCAATTCAACAACAACGAATTTACCTCTCATAAAACACTCCTATTAAATTAAACTGTAACCCAAGAACTGACATCGAAATCGGTGAGCAACACGCAAAAATCCTTGCGTTCTACTTCAAACCCAGCACGAATGTCTATTCTATAGAATCTTTTGGCTTCCATCAAAGAAGATTTGCCAACAGCAGTCCATTCAAAGGTTACTTCTTTCCAAATCCCAACTAACAAATTCATTGGATCCGTTAACAGCATCATATCAGAGGGGAACATAGTACCAGTAAGAACAGGAATGCCAAGAGGTGCAAATTCATTAGTGGTATAGATGTTGTCAACAAGATTCCCACTACCACCAAGCGTCACAGCAATTGCTTGTTTCAGCTTAGTATACGTGCTGGTGTTCATGATCCAACGTAAGTTTCTTTCGTCAAAATTGGCCATATACTTATTTGGCATCGCATCCAAACCAGCATAAAAGTGGTTCATATCAATGACACCAGAATTAATGAGACTGGCATCAACCAAATTCGCAGCAGGTTCCGTTGCAGAAGCATTCTGAATTTTGTACAACCAACCATCCGTAGATCCAATTAAGTGATGCCTTATCCACGTAACTGCTTCACCACCAGTATAAGCACTGGCACCATCTCCAGCACTATTGGTGTCAACAACCGTAGCACCACGGGTACATCCTGTGAAATCATTCCCTGTTTTTCCAGTATAAGTGACGTATTCAACTTCAGAAGAACCATTTACAATTTTCAAATAACCTGGGAACTCAATCAAAGATGGATCGCTCATATCTGGAAAATCGCTGGCATCCGCAACACTAATGGTCGTTACAGAATCAGTGTGAGCACCGTCAACAGTAGTGGCAATAGGAGACAATGCGTTTCTATCCACAATGTTTCCATTGATACCTTGATCTTCAAGGTCCTTCGAGAAAACATTGGAAAAAGCCCTCATTGCTTTCCCCTCAAAGCCCTCTCCTTCAATGTTATCTCTCAACACTTCTTTCCCAAGAGCATAAGGCAGCGAAAGCATTTCAGTGTTAAGGATAAATTCATAAGAAGACAAACCGCGTAAAAACTGGCTTTGATCTTCAGTTGTATAATGCCCAGAACCATAGGCATTAGCAATCCCTGGATTTCTAGCCTGCCGACCAGAAACAAGCAAGCCATTGAACTTTTGACCAGGCGCCGTAACCCTTTCTATTCGCACATTTTTCATGATGTCGGTGCTTTCTTGAATGAGCTCAATAAAACGGTCCAATTGAGCATCATCCATTAACCCGCCACCACTAAGCGAATTTTCGTCAATTACCGCCTTTTCTCTGCGGTTCAACATGTCCATCAAAACCTTGATATTACTAGCTCTCAACATAGTTATCCTCCATTTTTATATTGCAACAACTTAAAACAAGTTGGCAAACACTTCCGTGTCAGATCTCTTTTTAGAAACAGGAATCGCCACATCTACACCACGATTACCACCAATTGGAGGACTTGTTAACCTAGAAAGTGTTTTTTGCACTTCTTGTAGGGTACTGCGTACATCAAACTCTTCTGGTTCGGGATCCTCTTCCTGTTTTAGCATAGATTCAAAAACCTCATTGGCCTTTGTGGATTCCTCTTGGATAATCGCCAATTCCTTCTTCAACGAAACCACTTCCTCTTTCAAAGCCAAAACCTCATCGACTTTGTCGACAAGATCAGATTGTAAAGATTTAACGGTTTCGATTACATCCAATACCGCTTTTTGATCCTGTTCAGGATCCTTTTCTGGTTCTTCCTTAGCAACCGGCTCTCTTTTTGCAAAGAAATCACCAAGAGCTTTTTCAATAGATCCTCCAACCGATTTTTCAATCATAGCTGGGATTTCATCCCGCAACCCACCAATAGATTCTTCAACCAAAGTTCTGACTTCTTGTTCTTTCATGTCAGGCTCTCCTTTGTCACGTTTAAAAACGTCTTGTACTCTTTGAATAAGACTTTTACCTGGCAAAGTATCATCACTGACTTGATCATCATACTTTTCCAAAGCCTTAATTTTTATAGCATGCCAATCGCCTTCATCAGCGAATTCGCCGTTGCTTTGTTTTACGGATGGAAACCTTGGAGCACCATTAGCACCCCATTGGCATAGAGAAACAGCAACAACCCTAACGTTCTTTATCTCAATTGCCATCACCTTCCAGCTGCCGGTTTCCTCATCCAAATACGAATTGCGATACCTGTCTTTGTCCGCTTCGTCTATAACAAACGACTTCATTTTTCCTATTGTAACGGACCCAGCCATTGAAACCGCATTTATCTCTTCATTTTTTATGGCTTCCCATAAAAACTCATGCTGACTGTCAACCTCGATTTCAATGGCCCAAGCACCAACATCTTCTGGAGCTTTAAATATCTCATCGCTGTCTTTAACAATCCAACTACGGATTACCTTACCTGCTCCAAAAATAAAGTCATGGCGATAATCAATACCAGCCGTGCCTTTTTCAACAGCGGTATCAAACCGTTCTTTGGCTTTAACAAGTTCATCTGGCTCCATGTAATCAGCATAAAGATCAGGCCTGTCTGAGTAATAAACAATCGCACATACCCGTCTTTGATCCTCATCTTCGGATGCTTCTTTTACAACAAGTTTTGAACCACCAAAACCTTTTGCTTCAATTTCATTATGAACCGATTTTTCGTCTTCTTCCAAACCAAGCGCCTTTCTATGTTTTTGTAAATGATCAATAATCCACTGCGGTGCTTTCTTTCCAGATCTAGATCCATTAGCAGCAGCCCAAGCAGCATTCAACCCACCTTTATGGAGGTACATATCACCAGACTTATAGCGACCAGTTTCTTCATCAACGGCCCCGCCAACTACGTAGTGATGAGGATAACTCCAGCTAGATGGCATATCTGGATCTGCTTGTTCATAAGCAAAAGCCCTCATGGGCAATTTTCTCTTATCCACACTACTCCATGAAGGTTCACTGTCAGTTACTTTTGAATTATGGGTCAATGCCTTTTCAATATCATCCATAGTCAGTCCCTAAGATTGATTCAATATTGCTTCTGCTTCATCTTTCAAAACTTGAATCTCAGCTTCCAAAGTAACAATTCTGTCATCAATAAGATCCCTAACTGCAATGGTTAAAGCAGCTTTTATACCGTAATCTGCCTCTCTCATCCAAAGAATGTAATCGAACGTATTGATTGTTTTACGCAACTTAAGTTCTATTGCCGCTACACCACCAATCAAATCTGCTCGCCAGCTAGTTAATTCTTCAACATTTTTTTGTTTACTCTGCGCGGCTTCTACCTTCTCATTTGCTAAGCTTAATTGTTCTGAAGTAGCTTCAGCCATGACAAACTCCTAATTAATAAGCCAAAATATCACCACATACATCATATAGCAGCTCATAAATGCTGCAACAATACCCGCTGTTCATAACCTGAGCAACCTGATTCGCGATCGCTAACTTTGCTACGGTGTCAATTATGAATGTTACTCTGAACATGGTTGGAGTAACAGCTGGATACAATTCATATGTGATCCAACTCAAGTAATCACTGGTATTCAAATCAATACCAGTAAGCATATTGACGTTGTCTAACAAAATCTGTTTGTAAATGGACACATCGTTTGAATATCCGCCAATGAGATCAAAATTCATCCAAAACGTAGTGACGTCATTGTCGTACTTGGTTCCAGAAGCAACGATAGTCAATTTATCTGTAAATGCTTCGCGCATATCGTAATACGATTTCATCAGTTTGGTATCAGCAATATCTCTCTTAGCAAACAAATGAAAGAGACGCAAGAATGCATTAATCTTTTCAATCGTGTTTAGTTTGAAAAACTGAGTAGAAAACGTACCGCCCGAATAGTCATGAACAAAAATTGGATATTCCGTGGATCCAACATCAAAAAACGTCGATTCTATGTTTAGAGCCGACAAAATGTTGTTTTTGTACATTTCCTTTTCAACATCAGCGGAAACATTGGTTGGAACATGTATGATTTTAATGGATTGAAAGTCGGTTTCACAAACATCCGCGATAAGTGGCGTAGTCGCGTCTGTTTTAAGTGGTATTAGACCCCCGTATGGCATAATGCCCTCCCGAAGAATTTCTGTTGCCAGAAAACCTCTCTACTTCCATTATAATTGAAAAAACACAAAGCGACAATGACTAGTCACTTTTTTTTAATTTTTTTAAAAATTATTGTTCTTAAATGAGATAAGGAAGGGGTCTTAAAAAAGCAGAAAAATAAATAGGTCCCGATGCAACAGAGAAAATCCGCAATGCAACAAATGGTATTTCAAGAGTTAACACTGTTTTTGGCAAAATAGGCAAAACCTGATCCGAAGCTGTATTGGATGCAGCAATTTCCTTTGACCAAGAAACATAAAAAGCATTGCTTGGATGAGTGTTCATAATCCTTAAGCAATTAAATGATTGATTGACATCTAAAAGGCTGGTACCATCTCTTGGGTCCAGTTTTTGAAATGCATTGGAATCGCTTGGGTCGTTAAACACAAATATCTGCTCGCCAGTCCCAGTAAAAAAAGCATTCAAAGATATGTGATCAAAAAATGTTCTTTCTGAAGCCATATAAAAACCTCATTGAGAAAAAGCGGAAACGTAAACAACACCAGCTGCACCAAGATACACTCTTACAGCAGTAAACGGCAATTTTACTTCAAGCGTTTGCGATGGCAACACACACATTACTTGATCGGTTGCAGTATCGGATGCAACGATGTTCTTATATAAAGAGAAATAACAATTTTCCGAAGCAGAAGTGTTTATCACCACAATTCGATTAAACGATTGGCAAACATCAAGCATGGTTGTACCGTCTTTTGAACTTAACACCTGCTCAGCATTAGGATCATCAAGATCGTTAAAAACAAGAATCTCCTCGCCTGCTCCAACAAAATTCAATCGCTTGGTAACGTTTTTGTAAAAAGTATCTGCGGACATAACGACCTCCGTTTTATGCAAACACAGAAAAGTAGATAACTATATTTCCTACGGTATACAAATGCAAAGTAGTTAAAGTTGTTTCAAACATAATAGTAGTCAACTTCGGAAGCATAATCACATGCTGCAAAGCAGTTGGCTGAGTTTTATCAAAAGAAATGAAACAGTCAACGGTATCCGAGGTATTGGTTAAAACTATTCTGTTGAAAGATTGATTGACATCCAACATAGTCGTACCATCTTTTGAACTCAATACCTGCACCGCTTCAGGACCACTTGGATCGTTAAACCGATATGTGTTAATTCCAAAATTGGTAACTCGCTTTGTTATGTGCTTAAAAAAAGTAGTTGGGTGCATAACCTTTATTCTCCAGAATTTCCGCCTTGATCATTCTCCCCGTCATCACTTGGTTCTTCTTCAGGTTCTTCAGTGGGTTCCTCAGTAGGTTCTTCCTGCGGTTTTTCCCCTGGCTCTTCTTTGTCTGGTCTAAACCCGTACATGAGTTGTTCCTTGCCCATAGCAATAACGTAATCCAGCCAATACGAATCATCAGGCCCAAGTTCTGCTTCATAGCGATCCATATCCAATTCAAAGATCTTTGCAATAACCTTTCTTGCTTCACGAAACGTCATACCAAACGGAGCTACCTTATACATAGCATCGGCAAGGCTAGTGATACTTTCCTTAGTAGATGGATTGGATTCGTATCTATGATAGATAAACCCAAGCTGTGGAAACACCAATTGGTTCATGATGTGATCAAAATCTCTTCTTGAAGGCTTGAACACGTTGTCTTCGGTTATCTCCATTGCTACTTCTGAAGTAGCGCGGTTGTAATCCTTGTTCAAACCTACATGGATATCACCGAGTCTGCACGATGCCTTTACCTTTTGGGTATTGCGTTCATCGTATTTACCCCAGGTTTCATCTTTGCCGGAGTTAATCTCCTTCACATCCATTGTAACGGTTTCTTGTTTTTCACCAGGTAATTTAACATCGCGCTCCGGCATAAAAATCAATGCTCTTCTGCCATCAGCCATAGTAGAAGACTTTTGCACGTATTTCTCCGTGCAATCAATGGTTTCTGGGCTTACTGGATTGGAAGACATAAACACTAGATCCGCTTTGCAGCCATTGTTAAACCATTGAATATCGTTTTCTTCCTTTAATATAGATCCGACAATGGATCGAATGGCGCCGGTAAATCTAGGCACACCATAAATGCAGCCAGGGAAAGGTTGGTAGTAATAAATCAATTCCCTGGCTGGCTGGAACCCTCGTTTCTTTTCAGCGCTGTACTCGTTCCACATTTCGTCGGTTACAACTTCTCCGGTTTGAGAGTCAATCCTTCTTGGATCCCCAAGTTCCTTAAAGTAGATATAGGAAAAGTACGTATCCAAATTGTTTTGGTTTTCATCAATCTGAACGAATATCTTAAAGCGTTTCAGCCTTGGTTCTTTTTTCCACTTCTTTGTTTTCTTGTCAAAAATAAGTTTGTTGTATGGTATGAAATCTTTGCTGACGCGAACAATACGCATACTCACGGAATCCAACTTTTGAAACGCATAAATAGGTCCTGCAACGTATTCGCCGTTTACAACCTTTAAATTGCCGTTTTTATCGGTTTTGGTCTCCCTAATTACCTCTAAATAACAACATCCCGTGCTTTCATAGTCCTGACCTATCTTGCTTTTAAATTTGGTATGCGATTCGTTGTCGATGTCTATGTTTTCAAGAAATTGGATGATTTGCTCTCTTTCTTCTTCAATGGCCTTCTTAAACCTTGGTTTTTGCGATTCCTGTGCGGTAAACCAAGTGTTCAACTCCAATCTATAGCCTTTGTTGAAAATGCCATCTACCAAAGCATCCACACATTGTTTTAAAATGCTTGACTCCAAAAGCAACATCGTAAAAAACTTGGGATCAACAGGAGGTTGAATATACTTAATACCTTGAGTATATTCAATGGTTTCATCACCAATTTGCAACGACGACGGAGACTGCTTGCCTTTTTCCTTGACTTGCTTACTAGAAATATCGCGAATACCAAAATACGAAGTAAGCGTTGTGTTTAAATCGTTAGGAACATGTTCTTCCGTCTTCGTTATTAACTTCGCCTGTATCGTTGCTGGCTTTACAGGTTGTTTCTTCGCATTCTTCGTCGTTGATTTCGTCGCTGGTTTCTTCGTCGTTGCCATGTTCTCTCCTAAGAAAAGGGCGTTGGTTGTGAGTCATTTTCATTGCTCTTTGCTTGCTTATTGGCGTAAAATATCTTCTTTCCATAACCACCTCACTGTATCAACAAACTCCTTGTTGTAGTATTCATATCTTTCCTAGATCTTGAATACCTAATCCATGCCGATCCATACCTTGTGGTATCCGGAGTGTGATCGGAACAATTTTTATCGGGTATGTCTTTGCCGCTGTACTGGGTTTTGTTTGGATATCTCAAGTTCTTATGTTCGATCCACCATTCAGGACAACTGTCTAAACAAACCAAACCAGCACAATCTATTTTTTCATCGTATTCAAGCAACATTCTAACTGCATCGTAACCATAGGCGTGATCGTTAATAGCCGTTCTTATCTTAACAGTGGGATCGTGCTCAACAATTTCTTGAATGTAGCTGCGTCCACTTGGATCGCCAAACTTCTCAGCGTCTTTGCTTTCTTCGGCCCAGTTAAACGCAGGATTCTTTGCTGTTCCAAGCAAACCAAAATAGCACTTGGCTACATCCGAAGGCTTAAGCCTTGCTTCGTAAAACAATTTGTAAACAACCCAGACACCATCGGGCATTTCTATCCAGTTCTGAAATACATTGGGATCCCTCCAGCCAAAGTCAAGGGTTTGTATTCTATTGTTGGTTGGGTAGTATTGCCTAAGCAATTGCTCAATTGGGCGGCCGTCATCGGGGATTTTATATCGCTTAACAAACCATTCCCTGGACTTGAAATGAACATCTTTTCTTAGATCCTCATAAAACATGCCTTCAACCAAATCATCTTCGCATCCCCATTGCAGTTTCCAAGCCCTTGTGCTTAACCTCTTGGTTTTGTTTATCATATCCGCTACAGGATAATATCCATTGCTTTGCTTGGCTCGGCCTTGGCATTTGTTAGCGAATATGTCGCAGGTTTTACAATCCAACGTACATTTCTCAACAACTTCAAAGATGCTCCATTTATAAATCTTCATACCCAAGTTTTCGGATTCATCCAAAAGCATTGACATGGTCCCGCTCATGCTTTTTCTAGTTGAAGCCAATCTGTCTTGACCTTTGTACGGTCCCGACTGCGGCATTGAAAATCCTTCTTCAAGCACCGGCCAGTCAATTAAATCAACCTCATCTATATTTGATTTATGGGGATGGGGGCCGTTAAACCCTTCTTTGCTAGCGGTAATGACCTTCAATCTAGATCCATTTGTTAGTTCAATGATGTGCCGGTTCATAGACAACCTACGAACCATCTTGCTTAAGCCGGGCTTTCTAAACAACTCCACGGTATATTCAAAGTTCTGGTCGGCTTGATCTACAACAGCTCCAGAATTGGTAATCCTAACTCCTGGCTTAAATAGCATATCCAAGACATTTAACACGGCAAAGTTAAACGTTTTGCCTCCGCTACGATTTGCCCAAGTTATGGTGGCGTCTACGCGTTCAAAAAACGCATCGCACAAAAATTGAAACGGGCTTGTGTTACCAGCAATCACCACGGTATCAGGAATCTGCACATCCAACATATGAAACAAAAACTCTTTGACGTCAGATTCATCGTTCAAGCCTGAGTTAAGATAACTTTCAAGCAATTTAACTTTAAGTTCTTCGACATCGGGGATATACTCAATAGGGATTTCCTGAAGCTCAGGAATCGTTTGTGTTGACATGTTTTTCCAAGCCTTTTATAGTCAGTTTCTTCCTTAATTTAAGCATTTCCAGCAATAGATCGCGTTGATCTACGTTCAAATTCTCTATTTGTATTACTTGACGGTTATCTACCGTAGTTGTTGGAGCAGGCATAGGCGTGTCATCCTTCGTTACACCAGCCAATTGCATTTGCTGTTCCGTGCTTTTCTGTATGATCTTAGCCGCATTCACTCTAGTACCGTCTTTCTTAGACCTGTCGTTTACAATCTCCGCCATCTGCCTGACAATCCATTCGTTTCTATTATACAGTTTATCGCGCTCCAAAGCCACGGTCTCGGCTTGCGTAGATTTCCAAAACTCCTTTACTCCACCCATCAACTCCAACAACTGCCGATCGCTGAGATCGGCGAACTCGCCATCTACGTCCGATGCACGCACCAAATCCACACCGTCCAAACCCGTCAGCATCAACTCCGACAACCTAGACAACTTCACATACAATTCCTTCCTAGCTATTTTCCCAGTGTTCTGCGCCATGCCATTACCACCAAACCAAGAACCAGTTCATTACACAAAGAATCACATAACTCCACCCAATTCCCACGAACATCACCAACTACACCCAACAAATATATTTCATTGCCTACCCCAACTACACCCAATCCATCAACAATCTTAACTTCAACACCCAAATCCTGCTCAACACCAACCTTGCCAACTTCAAACACCGATTCCCCGCCACAACCGTAACCACCATAAAACAACTTAGGCTCCTTCATCAACACAGGAATCGCATCCTTACCCAAATCATCCAAACCCCTAACCAACACCACATTTACACGAAACGTCTTCCTACTCGCAAACCACAACACCAAAAACAAAAACCCAATTACCACCACTACCATCAATATCCACAAAACAGACATATCAACACCACCAATACATCCAATGCCATTACCCACCAACCACAACATCGACGCTCCTCCAACTCACATACCTTGCGCTCCATATCCACAATTTCACGCCACAACTCATCCACAATCTCACCTCTCTACCTTTAGTATAACAAATTTTCTACATACCCACACCTTTTTTATTTCAACACAAATTCTTGCGCTAGAAATTTGGGGGCTAGAAGGGGCGCAGCCATACAGCAAAAATCGTACCAATACCCCCCATTCCCAACATTTTTCATAAAAAAAGTGTCAAAAATAAATGATATGGATTGTTAAAAAATTTCTTTGGTTGGTTGTAAATTTCTATAGAAAGAAATTTGTGGGTAAAAGAAACCCCCGGCATGGTTAATCCCGGGGGGCAACAGTGGTACGAAAGGGGTGCTTAGTGGGAAAACACATCCTTGGTCTTAACGTATACGTCTTGTCCGCGTGGTATTAGGGCTTGGACTCCAATCAATCTTAACATAATGTTATCTTGGCTGTATAGCCCATGCCTCACACCTGCGTCAATAACCTTCAACCACTCTTCACTAGTTAACTCAGCTCCAGGGCCTTGTCGATTAAAGGCGTCTTCAACGCATGTAGGTAGGTTAGGCACATACACCGTCCTACCATATGAGTGAAAGTATATCTTACGGTTGAAACGATAAATGTTGAACCGATCAAAGGACGGATGTGGTACTTCTCTCCAATCAGCGTTAATAAACTGATCCATCAGATATCCACCAAAGTCGTCGGTTCCTGATTCCCTGACCGCTTCATAAGCACCGCTAGCGCCTCTAAACCCCTCTACCGTTGGAGGGTAAGACGCTGCCTTGTCGTAGCGTTCACAAAAAGCCTCATAAACATACCAATCGTTGGACACATACAAAGCCTGTCCAGTGATTCCCAGCGCAGGGAACACAACGATTGATAACAACACTAAAATTTTTTTCATTTTCTTTCTTTTGTTACCTCTCTAAATTTTTTTCTTTATACTTTTAATATCGGTAACAACGTAAATTTCTTAATCAAATTTTTTCTGCATGCACATAAAAAAAAGACCCTCTCATATGGGGTCTTATGATATCAAATCTTGGAGGTTGTGTTATCACACGTCTATATTATAACAAATTTCTTTCCGCATGCACACAAAAAAAGCCCGGAATCTCACCGGGCTATGTGCAGTAAAATGATGGAACAGGCTAACAACCTGTCCCGTGATTCCTTATTGTTGGAGGAATCCAGTATCTAGCCACTGTTGGGCCTCTATCGCTGTCAGGAATCGAATAGGGAATCCTTGACGTGATTCCAACTTGTATGGCTTGTTATCCATTGGGGCTAAATCATCGGTCTTATACACCGACAATCTGCCAGAGTTACAATCAAATACCTGATACGTAATGGACGTTCCGTTAAGGATCGGCCCCCACTTGGTTCGGGCTTCTCTTTCTTCGTTCTCCAATTGTTCTCTGACTGCCTTGACGTTAAGTAAATTCAACCGTTTTGGAAAAAAATCCTTAACTTCCCACGTTACAAATTCGATGTCAATGTGGCATAACAAATACAAAGTGCCTGTTGAATCTGTTGTGAATGCAACATAAAAGTCCAGAGGGTCATCATTCTGTCTAAGCGCATCTTGATACTGCCCAGGCAACAAATCAAATGCGTCGTAGTCTCCAAATTCAGGGTCCACGTGCTGCATATTCTGGATCATCTCTCTGATCATCTCTCTGTCGTTCCAACTCGTGTGTGTTTCGTTTGTTAGTATTCTCATAATTTTTCTCCCTTTCCCTTAAATTTTTTCTTAGTCGCTCAAGTTGTGAAAATCAGCGTAAGAACCCTCAAACCCTTTGTCAAAGGCTATAGCGAAATGAATGTACGATTCCTGAGTCAATCGCCATGCACAGCCGGGGTTTACGTTGCTCAATTCTTCTTGGTTCTTTTCAACCCAAGCTTGCAACAAGTTCGCATCATCTTCACCAAGGCTCCACCAACCACCACACAAAACCAATTTGCTTTCATCCTTTCGGTGAGTTGTCCAGCCCGATACGTTCCAAACCTGGTTGCCAGTCTCTTGACCAGCCAAATAGGTCCGGGCTTCTGTTTCGGTGTCAAAGCGAACCATTTCATCAGTTCTAAGGTTCTTTACTGTGTAGTAATCAGGATCGTACTTGTTACCGTTCCATCCAGCAAAACCGCTTGCTACGGAACCAAGTGCCAGGGTTAGTGCCAGTGTCAGGATTGTTAGTGTTCTCATCGCTTTTTCTCCTTTTCCCCCTTGGTTGTTTCGTCACAACCAAGTTCCTATACTTATAATATAGTACTATTTTGAGAAAAGACCAAGCTTTTTTTTTTTTTTGAAAGGGAACCCTCCCCTATATTTCAAGGGGAGGGCAAGGGTTTGGGAAAGGAGTTTAATGGGAGTATATCGCCAAGGCTTTTTGGTAGGTATCATCCACAACGTGCACCAAGGCTGAGGTTTCTACCAATCTAATAAAAATTTCTTCTTTAGAAAAGCGGCCTTCACTGGCTTCGGTTTCAAGGAGTATCAACCATGCGGACTTGTCTAATTCGGTACCGTTTCCAATAGCGTTAAACGCTTCTTCGACTTCGTTAGGAACATCGGTAACAAACCCTTGATCGGGTGTAAATTCTGGGTTTTTGTTGTCTGCCCAAAATTCTGGTATCCGGGTTTCGTTGTATGTGTTCCAATTGGGATGTGCTGTTGCTCTCCAAGCATCATCTAGCCATTGATTTGCCAGCAAATCCTTAAAATTAGCGTAAATAGGCTCTTCGTTTCCGATTCCAACTTGGTAATCAAGGTATACTAGGAACATGTTTTGGAAAGCCTTCCTTGTAGGAATTTCGCGGATCCGTTCACAAAACTGCGCGTATTCGTACCATGCTCCACCGATCCAACTGAAATACGTTCCACCTTGGAATTCATAAGGGACAACTTCACCTAAATAGGACCATTCGCCCAAGCTTGATTGGTACAATTCTTCCGATGCACCTGGAAAGTTTTCAAAAAACAGGGCCCTAGCTTCCTTGTCTCGGCTCCCAAGCGTAGTCATAACGTCACAATAGTGGTTAATATCGTCGTTCCATTTGCCAATCCAAACCACATCAGTAGGGTTTAAGGTTTCGGCATATTCTAAAGCCTCTTCCAAGGTCTGGAAGCTTGTTCGTTCAATCCCAACGCCCCAAACCTGGAAAAGGTTAGGTGTTGCGGCAAGTGCCCAAACAGGCAGTAAAGCTATTGTCAGCGCTAAAATTAGTGTTCTCATCTTCTTCTCCTTTTAGTTTCGTTCTTAGTCGTTCAAGTTATGAAAGTCAGCGTAGGAACCGTTAAAGCTACGATCCAAGACAGCATCGGTAAAGTCCAAGTAGGATGCCATAACCATGTAACTAAGTGCTTCGGGCGTTGCACCCTTGATTCTGTCCCTATTGTGATCTAACCAAGCTTGTGTCAATCGATCATGTTCCTTACCAAGGTTCCAGCCACCCTTATAGAATCCCATTCGCCCCCATTGCTCATCTTCTCTCTTTTCATGATGAGCGGTAACAATCCAAATGGTGTTTCCGGTGTCTTGCTTTGCCAAGTAAGTGTCAACAGCGTTTGAAGTTTCAAACTTAAGTTCCCCTTCGGTTC